CGAATTGGGCAAAGATTCCTGTTATGCGGCAAGCGTTGATGGCGGCGGGTTTGGCTGAAGAAGCTGCTAATGGTGATCTGATGATGACTGACACAAAGATTTATCAGGTCGAACAGTTTGTGCCGTTCTTTGCGAATGTCTCTCGGGTGTTGCCGCAGTCTGATCCGAAGTGGGAACAAAGCGACACTGCGAAACAGATTACGACTATTCTGAATATGACTATCGGTGCTGGTTTGACAGCGAACACGTCGAAGACGCGCCGTAACCAAATATTGAGTGATATGTATGACCGCAGCGACGATATGAAAAACCGTCGAGCATTAAATTTGAGGTAATAATGAGTAAGACGGTAGTTCGCAGAGCGGGTTGGAACGCACGTCCCCCTAAACGGGCGTTCTCTAAACTTCGCGGGGTGGTCGGTGTTGTGCTGCACCATTCGGGGGTTAAGGGCGCTTCGCCTGGGCCGTTTACTGTGAAGGGCTTTGAGCGGCACCACATGGATAGCCGTGGCTGGAACGCTATTGCTTACAACTGGCTTGTTGATGACGATGGCGTCATCTATGAGGGCCGTGGTGGCGGCATTGTTGGTGGCGCTACTCGTGGTTGGAACAGCCGTACCGAGTCGATTTGTTACACGGGTTGGGGTTCTGGAGAGGTTTCGCAGCGTGCGTTGGATTCTATTAAGTGGCTTGTTTCTGATATTCAGGGCCGTTATGGCAGCGGGCTTTGGGTAAAGGGTCATAGGGATTTGGCTGCAACGTCGTGCCCTGGCACGTCGTTGTATCATTGGTTGCAGGATGGTATGCCGTTGAAGGCTGATACAGCCCCTGAGCAGGACTGGGCTGGCATCATAGCGTATGTGGCGGGCCTGGGAGCGGCTGTAGCGCGTCGTCCGCTGTCGAGGCGGCGTCGGTCTAGGGGGCCTGCTGTGCGGCTCGTACAGACGAAGCTGAACGGTCTGGGGCATGACGCTGGGCCTGTGGACGGCGTCTATGGCAGGCTCACTGCTTCTGCCGTACGCTCGTACCAGAAGAAGAGCGGTTTGAAAGCCGACGGTGTTGTCGGCAAGAACACTTGGGCGAGGATGTTCCTGTAACGGGACGTTTCAATCTTTCTATAGGAGGTATTTGTTATGCCAGCAGATGGAGGGGCTTACGCCTCTGATGAACAAACTCAGGATTCTCATTCTGAGTCGAACATGCACGCTGTAGGAAAGGAAGCTGCCGCTAACGCGAAGATGCTTCGTTCCACAAATTTGGGCAATGCCATCACTGGCGGCCGCCCTTTCGGGAAGTAACTGATGAAGAAACCAGTTTATAAGAAACCAAAGCCACCAAAAAAAGGCCGTCGACGGTGAGTGTCAGCAAATCTTGGGGAACGTCTGACTGGTCTGATACGGTCGAACGTGCGGTCTACACGGCTGCGGAGGCTTTCCTTGCTGTCTTTGTTGTTACAGATCTATCTACAACTGAAACGGCTGCGAGCGCTGCTGTTGCTGCGCTTATCTCGGTGGTCAAAACCGTTATTGTTCAGCGTCGTGCCGACCTCGGCTAGACTTGACGTGCCTGAAGATTCTGAGCGGTTCGAAACGATCTGGGAAGATTGGTTGAACGGCACGGGCCTTGATCTTGAAGGAGAGATCGAGGAAACCTTAGAGAACTCCAAGTTTTTGATGGACATGGATGATGGTACTCACGCCCAGTGGAGGGGCGACCATCTCGGTGTTCTCATCATGCTACGCAGAGAAGACGTGGAGAAGCTTGTTGAAGCTAACCACGGGCAAATGAACGGCGGGTCGGTAGAGGACTGGTTAGCTCTTTCTTCGTGGACGATGGCGTTCACAGAGTTCCTAGAGCAATGCTTGTTTCTGGAAGAACCTGACTAACGCTCTAAGTAGTCGATGACTACTGGGTGACGGAGCAGTTCGTTCTTAATCTTTTGCGCTATGTCGTCGCGTCTACGAGCGAACGTGGTCTTTGGTGTGCCTACCGCCAAGGCTACGAGCCGCATCGACAAGCCCACGTCTACCAGCATGTGGTAGATCCACTGTTCGGTGGCGGTCAGCGATTCCCAGGCTTCTTCGACAGCTTCGATGAGTCCTGCTTGAACTATTTCAAATTTCTCTACGCTCTCAACAATTTCTTGGTGAGGCGAAATCATTAGCGCTTCGATCTCTGTATGCGGTTTATAACGCAGAGTATCAGAACGGTCGGGAGCGAAAGCCCACGGCGGTTGAGATGCCTCGTCTTCACCTATGTTGTATAGCGGTGCTAACGGTGGAAGGTTCAGATCTTGAAGCGCTTTAAATATTCGTGCGCCTTCAGAAGCATCTAGTTCTTCATCCATCTACCCATTCTAGTAGCTTTGAAGAAATATTAAGGTATTTCTTTCCTTCGTGGAATGAACCAAGCGAAACTTCGTTCTTATTTATGACTGTCATCAAATCGCGGTATCTGATTTGAGCATGAGCCTGGCGGGTAGAAGACCAGATCCATAGCCAAACGTCCATGCCTGAGCAGTCCCACCATTGCAACGCTGCCATCTTTTCTAGTTTGAACTTGAGCGGCTTGGACCCCATGCCCATGACTTCTACGAGCCGTGGCGGATCGGACTGGATGTAGTCGGGGGCTGCTCGGATGGTATGGCTTATCTGGTAGAACTTCGATACGTCGGGTCGGTTAAACCCGAAACGTATCCAGTTGGTGTTGAGTCGTTCGAAGTTTGATTCGGCTTCGTCTCCCATTGATTGGAAACGTTCGCCGTACGAACCAGCATGGAAGGGGGCGGTCATTGTTTGCGCCCCGAAACTTTGTGTATCTGTTTGTCATCGTTGTAGGCCACCCCGTTGAGAGCGTCGCTTACCGATTTGATGTAGTTGTCTACGTCGCCTCGGAGCTTGCTGGGTTCAGTGTCGAGCATCTCTGTGACACACACGGTGATGCGTTTAGGGGAGAACGTGAGGGCCAGCGACACTGGCCCTTCGAACAGTGGCCCTTTGTAGTAGCCCTTTACAAGTTCTTCGAACGTCCGTGTTTTGGTGCTCGTGTAGGCGTAGCCGCCTTTCATCGAGAACCGTGGTCGTTCTTTCGCTTTTGGTTTGTGCGGTATAGAGAATTTGTACTGCTTGCCTTTAGATGGCATTCAGAGGCTCCTTAGTGCCGATTCGACCATGCGTTCGATCTGCAAGGGACCGTCTTCACGGTCTTTGAACTTCCCTACCCGTTCATCGAGTTGGGTTACCCAATGGATTGTAGCCTCAACAGAGTAGTCGCGTTCAAGTAACGACGCAGCGAAGCGGTACAAGGTGCTACTGCGGTCTTCGCTGAACGGGTTTTCCCAAATGGATTTGGCACGTCCTGTGAAGTCGTCGCTGTCATTTGTGCCGCTATACGAGAACGCTGCTTTGACTGGTTCGGTCTTTATGTAGAGGGCGTGGAGCCGTTCGAAGTGTTCAGGGGTGCAGCGTGTTGCCCACGCAGTGTCTGTGAACTCTTCCCAGGTGAGGTCGCCCATCTGTTGCCGCCCCGTGTTGCGGGTCGCAGCGTAGGGGAGCCTGAGGCAGTTGCCGATCTTGCCTGGGCCTAGCTTTACCTGTTTGGGGTAGACCTCTTTGATGGGGGTTTCTATGAGTCGGCAAGCGCCGATCATGCAGTTGCGTGCCATCGCTGCTTGCAGCGGCCGTTCTAGGTACACCCAAACGTGGAAGCCTTTGGACCGTGATGGTTCTTTCCATGAATGGATGGATAGTTCCTCTAGTAGCGCTACGAGGTTGTCGGCGTGTGGTTCTGAGATGTCTCCTTCGTCTAGGTCGACGGCTATCCAGTTGACCCAGAACAGTCCGTTGCGTTCTATCAGTGGGTACACACCGAGGGCTTCGTCGCCGTACAAGTGCTGCTCTATCAGAAGTTCGTATTCTTCGCCCGCAGCTAGAACCGTTTCTTCGTTTGTCAGCATGGGCTTTACCCCATTAGCTACGTCGGCAACGAAACCCCCTGCGTGCAGGGAAGCGAATTGTTCTACTCGATCCATCGTTCATCGCCTGGGATGTCTGACTCGTAGTACGAGCGAACCAGCCCGCATGTCGGGTCCATGAAGTAGTCGATCGGTGGCGATGTGATTTGGCAAGGTGGACGTTTGTTTTTGCATAGGTCGAGGCTGATCGACACAGAATGAACGCGCCGTTCTTTGTCGGTTAGTTTCGGGTCGTCTCGCTTGCGAAACACGTTGAGTTGCAGGATGGCGTATTCGTCTGCGTTGAATTTGCCGTCGTCCATCCCTCGACTAGAACCTCGGGTGGACCCTTTGCCTGACTGGTGTATCAGCCCGACTGGCAGGTTCTCGTTCTCTGTCCATTCCTTCAGGTTCTTTAGAACCTTGGATACGCCTTCGTAGCCTGACGCTTGGGGTAGCTGCTCTAGGAAGTCGACCATGACAAACTTTGGTTTGGCTTGCCAGTAGTCCTCGCATTCCCTGAGGGCTTGGCTCATGTCTGGGAACTTGAGTGCGTTGGGGAATATTTTGAGTCGGTCGAGGTAACGCTCTTTGGCCTCCATAATTTCATTTATGTAAAGAGGATCTTCTTCCTTCAGTGCTTCCTCAACTTCGGCCAGGTTGCGTTGGTAGAGCAGAGCGTAGAGCTTCGCTACTACCAGCACTTCTGGTTCGTCGGGGGTGAAGATCACCCCGTGGAAGCCTGGGTCTTGTCGGAGGTTATGTGCCAGGCTGGAAAGCAGCACAGCGGATTTGCCGCTGTGCGCTCTGCCTGTGACGACGAGCACGTCTGACGGCCATACGCCGCGCATCCGTTGGTCGATCTCTTCTAACCCCAGAAAGAAACAGTCTTCTGATCCCTTTGCGTACTGCATCCATCGGTCAACGGCATCCCCTGTCGGGGTGAACCATTTGTATGTCTTCTCTGCCCCCAGAGAGAGATCAACGCCCGCTAGGCGGGCGCTGATCTCATCTTTAGTCAGGGCTGGTTGGCCCTGTTCCATCAGACCTTCTTATATGCGAAGGCTTGTAGTTCCTGACGGCGGTTTGTCCAGTCCCATTCAACGGCATCGGCTTGGGTTTGCCCGTTGAGAGCATCCCAAACTTTCAGCGGCACATTGCTGTCGCCTTCGTTGATCCACACACCCATGTCACGTTCGACATGAACTCCTGCCATAGCTAACGCATCAGCAGAGATAGAGAAGTTCGGGTAGTTCGTGCCCTTAGCTGTTATGTCAGTGGACCCGTCACCCTTCTCCTTGACCTGATATGCCTTGACCCCGTTGTCCCATTCGGCGGGGTGGAATGCCAGCACGTTAAACGCAAGCTGCTTCTTGTCTGAATCTTTGCCGACAGAGAACTCGGTGCGTGGGTACACGCGGCCAGTCATCTTCGCTCCCGATGGTGTCGGGGCTGAAGTGGACGACTGAGCTACTGAGCTAGCTGTTGGACCTGTCGGGAAACTCGGGGCCGATACTGCGGCGGGCCTGCTTTGATCAGCAGGACTTTCCCGAACGCTTTTTTCCAACCTCCGCATGACAAGGCCGTCTTGGCCCAAGTCGTACTCGCAGCCCGCCTGCTTTAGCACTTCGCTTTTGATCTGGGCAAACAGATCGTTGGCGATTTGGAAGGGGTCCGATAGTTCATCGAAGTCCTGCTCAATCATCAACGAGTAGTCTGCTGTTTCGTACGGAGCTTCA